CAACAGCTACGTCTGCGCCGTCAGTTTTAGCAGATGAGACTGCTACGATAGGAGCTACGTTAACAACAGCTACGTCTGCGCCGTCTGTGGTAGCAGAAGAGACTGCTACGATAGGAGCTACGTTAACAACAGCTACGTCTGCGCCGTCAGTGGTGGCAGAGGAAACCGCTACGATGGGAGCTACGTTAACAACAGCTACGTCTGCGCCGTCTGTGGTAGCAGAAGAGACCGCATTGGTCTGCGGATTGATGTTAGCAACAGCTACGTCTGCGCCGTCTGTGGTAGCAGAAGAGACTGCTACGATAGGAGCTACGTTAACAACAGCTACGTCTGCGCCGTCTGTGGTAGCAGAAGAGACCGATATGACTCCTACAGCAATAGAAGAAAATGGCGCTGCGGAAAACGGCGCTTGGGAAAACATTTACTTAGCCCCAAGGAAGGGGGAGAGAGATAACCGGAGGCTGCTGCATATAAACAATCTGAGTATTCAAATTAGCTTCTAACGCAGCTTTGGTCTCATCCCCCATGACCGCCCATACCCAGTTGAGCACTTGCTGCTCGGTTAGTTGATCATAGGGAATGAAAGTCCCCGTTGGCGCAGGGATTTCCGTCTGCCCACCGTTCCGCGCTTCGTTCGTGCCGTCAGTATCAGACGCAAGCCAGTCTACAAGATAGACAACATCGGTCTGCCCAGCTTCTTGCATCTTGACCATCATCGACTGAACAGCCCACGTTGTCACGGCATTAACTCCAATTTCCGACTGTTGTCGCGGTGCTAGACCCAATGGGGGTAAGGATAAAATATGACCCCGTAGCGACTACACAAGCAGCAGCGACTGATAGCGCAATAGAGGGAATCAATGTTCCACCAACAACAACTGCAATAGACCCCTCAATTAAAGCATACCCAGTTGTAGTAGTATTGGATGCAGTTAAGACTGTCGCAGTCATCACGTTTGCAAATGTTGTATTTGGCGCACCTCCTGTACCAACAGCAATTTTGTTAGCATTAGCTACATAACGAAATCTAGCCGATACAGTCCCGCCAAATCCAAACGCTAATGTCCCTGCGGTTGAAGACATTGCAGATATAGCTAAAAGGCATTTAAACAAATATGTACCAGTGGTAAGCGTCAGCGTTCCATTAGTAGTCGCGTTAAATGCTTGTTTCAGCACGTTAGCGGTGCCAGCCGGGGTCGTGTAATCTGATGTCAAAATGACAAATTGTGAAGCATTAACAACTCCCGGCTGACTTGCTTCACCAGAAAAATACGGCACTTTACCGTCGTACTCCATTGCTCCGGCTTCAGCCGTCGTCAGGTTTGTCCCTGCCGTAAATTTTAGCGGAGCGGTACCTGCGGTAGCGGTGCCAGCGGCAACATGAATTTTGGCAGTGGGGGTTGCCGTGTTGCCAAAGTAGGTATTGCCTCTAAGCACGTTATTGGCCGTACCAGCGGCATAAAAACCCCAAGTTACTCCCGTGCCAGTAGGGATGTTAACGGCAGAATAAAATCCAAATGCCGTGTTTGGACTGTTTACGGGAGCGGTATCACCCGCTAGAAATGCGTAATTATTAGTAGCGCCAATTAAGTTGGTTTCTGAATAATATCCAGTCTGAGCAGTTACTGTAGATCCTGCGCCAATGGTGCCTTGGTTTGCATAAAAATGCCGAAGATTTGATAACGTAAACGCAGCGGCGGCGGTGCCTATAACTGAAGTATATCCACGAGCTTGGGAAGTTACGTCACTTTGAACAGTTGCAGAAACAACACTCGCATTTGCCGTCGTAGCGCCGGTAATGTTTTTTGCGTTGGTAAAATTGTTACCCGCTGACCCAGTATTACCAATGTTGACCGTGCCAGTGAATACATTGGGGGCGGTGCCTTGGGCGTAAAAAGCGTAAGTCGTACCACCACCGGTAGCAATATTAACTGAAGAAAAAAACCCGTAAGCCGTGTTGCCCGTAGTGATTGCGGCGGTATCACCCGCTGAAAATGCGTAATTATTAGTAGCGCCAATAAGGTTATTTTCGGATAAAAACCCAGCTTGATTGGTTACTGTAGATCCTGCGCCAATGGTGCCTTGGTTTGCATAAAAATGCCGAAGATTTGATAACGTAAACGCAGCGGCGGCGGTGCCTATAACTGAAGAATATCCACGAGCTTGGGAAGTTACGTCACTTTGAACAGTTGCAGAAACAACACTCGCATTTGCCGTCGTAGCGCCAGTGATGCTTTTGACGTTGTAAAAATTAATGCCTGCGGGTGCGATAGCACCTACGCCCGCGCTGGTATTGGCAATCAGCGTAGTGAACGTCCCGGCAGCAGCAGCCGTCCCGCCAATAGCCGGAGGAGAAGCTAAGTAGGTGCTAAAGCCTGTGCCGGAAACAGTTGAAGAGGCGCTAAGGGTGGTAAATGCACCAGTGCTGGCAGTGGTCGCGCCTACCGTCGTACTATTAATAGTGCCCGCAGTGAGGTTATATCCCGCGACGTTCCCGCTGGCGTCTAGATAAACTGATTTACCCGCAGGATAGACACAAAAAATATTGGACGTACCCGCAAGTGTGATGGCTGACCCAGAGGCTGATGAAGCTAAAATCGTGGTACGCGCAATCGCATTTGGGCCAGTAGAAAAAGTTCCTAGCCCAACTTCCCATGCCGTACCGCTAGTAACGCAATAATAAGTGGTGTCCCCGTTGTTTAGCCCCGCATTAAAAAATGACTGAAACCCAGACACAGCCCCGCCAAGGGTAACTGTGCCTGTACCTGTAGTCGTCGTCGTTTCTTGTACGCGGTCTAAAACTTGGAACGCCATTGATTACGCACCAAACGCCGTAATGGTCATGGACGTAAACTGGATGGTCTGGCCGCTGGCAATGTTAGTGTTGGTCAAGATCATGTCCGTACCAGAAGTACCGCAAGTACCCTGCACAACTGCCGTACCAGCAGACGTATTGATGCGAAAATACCCCGCTACTCCCGTAGCGGCGGCGGTAGCGTTAGCGACTGCGCTCGCGGTAAGTACACCAGTAGCAGCAGTACCAAACGCTGTGGCATTACCTGCAAATTGAACAAGTAGCGTACCTGTTACAGCAGCAGCAACATTAGCCGGAGCAGCACCTGAGTAAATGATGATTTGCGCGCTTGTACCAATGTCGGTGTTCAGCGTGGACATCGCGTTAGTACGATGCGTAGTCGAATATTGGATAGCCATCTAAAAACTCCTAAGAAGTACGGATTACCGCATTGCTGGCGTCATCCGTAGGAAACGTGATGGTGAAAGTGTTGGCGCAAGTAATGTCTGAGCCGAAGTCCAGCACCGCTACGGCTTTGTTGCCTTGGGTCGAATTATATATCAAAGCACCCCGAACCGTGAACGCCGCAGGACTCCAAGTCACGTTGTTAAAGCTCACGCACGCAGTCGTCCCAGACGCGACAGGAGCGACGTTGGTCAACGCCTTGCCCCCTGCGGTATACCCCGTGCCCGTGACCTCACCTGTGGTCGTGTAGGCGGTCGTAGCAGCGCCGATAGAGGCGGCGGAAGTGTACAACGCCATCTTGAACGTATCCGGGGTCGTGGTCGTACGGACAACTGACGTACCGAATGCGTGGATGCCGTTATAGCACTCCACCTTGAACGAAGTGCATTGTGTCTGATAGATAGCCACAGCGGTTCCTTATTTGACCGGATAACGGACTTGACCGGAGCGGTACGCATCGCGGCGGTCTTTGCCATCACCAAGCTGTTTCAGCAAGCCCATCGCTTCTTCATATCGAGTCTGATAAACCTGTATTACATCCTGCTCTCCCTTCATATAGGTATACGCTTCCAGCAAAGCGCCATAAAGCAGAGCGGAATCAAAATTATCCCCCAACCAAGTCGTGGTCGCTGTGACAATGGACTCGGGGTAATAGTAATAGTGAAGCTCAGCAGTATACGCATAGTCCGGGGTCGGGCCTAGAAGGAACGAATTGGAATCGAAAATTGCGTAATACTCAGGCGTTCCTTGGTCAGTAGCAGACGGATACGCAGCTCGGATGAAATTCACATCTTTATTTAGGAGATATTGATACTCGCCCGCTGCGGTGATTACTGCCAACGAGAATGTCGCCAGCCAATCATCCGGCACCGTAAGATATGAATTACCCACCGTCAAAGATCCCGTTACGTTTTTGCGAATAGCGGGAAGTTGGACAGCGTTATAGATTCGCTGTTCTGCCTGCTCAATAAACGTATTTACCGCTGGGAACGCAGTAGACGGTGGCGACGTAGTTAGCCCCGGAAAATCATTCTCCGTATAAGACTGAATAGCAGAGACTAACTGGGAATAATTCATCTATTAGCCCATCTTATCACTGCAAGTATTGCCTTTGGTCGCTGCACCGCAGCCGCGCACTTTAATGGTGTCGCGCTTCGGCGGCTTCTCATAATCGACGTTAGAGATGTTCCCCACGCTGATGTAATCAAGCGGCATTGGCTCGACGTTGCGTTTGGTGTAGGTATTCACATTGACATCTTTACCGGACATGGTATGGGGTTTGGCGTAGACCGCTGCTTGGCCTACCTCCCTGCCGCCTTTCTTCATGCTGAACTTAGCCATTAGCGCCCCCGCTGATTGTTGACGCGGGACATGTTGCGGCCCATCATCTTGCGATCCATCGAAGTCGGGCCACCCGCCTTCATTTTTTTCACACCTTTGTGCATCTCTTTCTCATGACGAAGAACACGCTTGTTTGCTTCTTCGTCTGCGATGCCGCGCACTTGCTTGACATCGCCACCGCTCAAATACTTTTTCATGTTACCGATACTCCTACAGTACCTACTTGACCCACTGAAATTAAATCATTCGGGGTCAATACCCCGGTGCCGCCGCCAACAGGGTTGAAGCCCCATTGGAAAATTCTACTACCTTCTGACAGGTTGTTGTTCACGTTCAGCCCCGAAACAAGATAGGTATTATCCCGTCGCGGATTCTTGAGCGCCTGTGGGTCTTCCACAGGATACATCCCTTGTAAATTCTGAGGATGGTCAGGTTCCCAGCAAGTCGGACAGACCAAAATATTCGTTTCCTTGGTTCTGATGACCAAGGCTTTCAGTTGCTTCAACCTGTACCGCTGACCGCATCTATCGCACTCGGCAATAGCGCGACGGCCTGCTGCAAACTTATTACTCATATGTACATTTCACGCGGGACAACCCGCCAAGCGGCCTTGTCGCGGTCTTCATCAGACGCCTGCTGCCAAGCATCGTCGTACATTTGCTTAAGCATAGGAATCCGTTCCGCTGCTTCTGGAATCTTAAGCGCCACATAGTACGCCAATCCAGCCACCATCGCAGGCAGGAAACGGAACGGGATGTCTTGCGTGTTGACGCCATTGCCAGCGTCCAGCATCCGGCGCAGTCGCCAGTAGACCAACTGATAGGTGTTGGATACGTTAGGCACGGGCCACACGGTGAACGTAGGGTATTGGATGCCGCTGGGTTCAGTCGCGCCGCTTAGGCGGTCGATATAAATTTGGATCGGACGGCCCGTCGCAGTCTTGTTGGGCAGACTGGCGTAAGTGGAAACACTAATTCTGGAGATGCCAATGTCAGCTTGGATCGATGTCCCTGCATTGGTACGGACAACGTGCTCGATGAGGTCAACCGTGTCTATGGGGAGGACATAGGTGGCTGTACCCGCAATCAGAGGCACTGAGTCCGAGTCAATCGTCCAGAGGTTAATACCACGGTTTGCCCACTCCGCGAACATGAGGTTCAAGCTGCGACGGGCCGTCCGAAATTCATAACCAGTTCTTACTTCCGCGCCCGCCCGCTCAAACGCTTCCTCGATCAGTTCGTTGAGGTTGAGGTTAAACGTAGCGGTCGCGGAGGTAGTCATTACTTCTTACTCTTTTTTGCGGTCTTGGCAGACTGCATGAACGCCTTATCAGTCGGCGCACCGGGGGAGTTGGGCTTCCGCATCTTCTCTTTGCTACCCGCCGCAATGCGAGCCTGCTTCGCATGGATGTTGGCGTACAGCCCCGGTTTAGCAGCCATTACTTCTTAAACCCCTTAAGCGTTTCCGCCAGACGCGCACGCTGTCCTAGTTTACCCGGAGCTTTAGCGGCTTTAGCAAGTTTCTTGGCGGGGATAGGTTTATCACCTTTAACGCCCAAAGAAGCACGGAGCGCCCCCGGTTTTTTGATTGCGCCAGCAATCCAGTTTTTTCCAGCCACTTTACCTCCTTTAACATACCGGCCTTCGGCTTTGTCTTTTATGTACGAGGCTTCGCGATCAATTTGCGGATGTTGCCGCAACATGTAATCAACTTCAGCTTCGTCCCCAGAAGGATATTCCCGAAGTTTTTTCCCTGTGTCAGGGTCTACAAAATTATTTTTTTTGATTAAATTTTCAGCGGCTTTGGGGGACATTTTTTTCCCACCATATATCGTGGGATAGTTAATGCCTTTACCGTCAAATTCCCCAGTAGCCATGATATGGGTGCTAATACTTCCATCAGGGTTCACTACTACTGGTTTACCATCGGGCATACGCCCAACAATTTTACCGCCGTTATCAAACTTCTTCACGCGGCCACCGGCTTTGTAAAGCATCACAGGCTCGTTGCCGTCGCGCTTTTTAATCGCTCGGATCTTCTCCTTACTGATATTCCCCATGCCGCGTGAGTATCTCATTTGCGTTTCGTCGCTCGGGTGTGACCACGCTGGGCGCAGCCGTCAATCGAACCGCCCTTGGCGAACTTCTTAACGGAATCGTAGCCCTTGCGTTCGATACCTTCACCTTTGGAAAACTTCGTAAACCCGCCCTTTTTCATGCCCATAGCTTCCTTCTTCTCATGAGCAATCATGGATTTCGGAGCGCCTTTCTTCTGCATGAACACCATTTCCTTATTCACCATCGCGGGGCTTTCGCCAGCGTCGGAACCTTTGAAAGACGGAATTTTACGATTAGGCTCTTTGAGTTTTGGTACAGCACCACCAAAAGCCATTTTCTTAGTTTTGCCCGCTTCACTCATCGCAATAGCAACAGCTTGCTTGGGGTTAGTCACTTTGCGCCCACTGCTGGACTTCAATGCACCGCTTTTGAATTCGCCCATGACTTTCTGAACTTTGCCGCCTTTTTTGTACCCAGCGTTCATTTCGTCTACCTCATCCGTAGTAATTATACCTTTACGGTTAAGTGTATTGGGAGACATATTGAGAGGATCTTTAGTCCCAGTTTTGGCTCTTTGAGCCGCGCCACGCGCCGCTGCATTTTGGGCCATAGTTGCTTCTTCACCAGCATTACGCATAGCACCAGCGTAATCCGCCGCACCTCTAATACCTCGCGCTTGTTCAGCGCCCTGACGGATAGCACCAGCGTAATTTGCCGCGCCTTCAATCCCACGCTGCGTTTTGGCATTTTCACCAGCATTACGCATAGCAGCGGCGTAGTTCGCCGCGCCTTTTCGACCTTGAGCTGCGGCTCTGTTTGCTTTAACCGTAGCCATCTGTTCTTCGGTCAATGAAGTTGCAGGGGAAGTGGTATTTTTATAGCTAGGCGTATTGCCCGCAGCTTTAGCTTCTTTTGCCGCTGCTCTATTGGCTTTCGCCGCTGCTTGCCCAGCGTCCATTTCCGCTTTGGTTGCAGTAGTAGCAGACCTAGTTGCATTTTTAGCAGCGGCAGCGGCTCCTTCAGCTTCTGCTGCATTGCGGGCAGCATTTGCACCTTCAGCAACTTTAGTCGCGGTACTCGCAGCTTTGGCGACTTTACCAAGTCCAAGCGCAGTTTTGCCGGCACCATAAAGTGCGCGACCGACATAAGGAAACAAAAGCGACGCGCCAGTCAAAGCAACATCACCCATAGTATCTTTAGCCTTGCTCCAGTCGTTTTCACGTTCTTGTTCGTTCTGTTTGACCAACTCGTCGTTCTTGCCTGCTTCCATCAGCTGTTCGTAGGTCATCTTGCTGCGGTCTTTGATCGGTGCCCCGGTGGGCTTGGACGCAGCAGGAGTGGAGGAATCCGAAGACTTGGAAGACTTGGACGGAGCAGCAGACGAAGACTTACCACCCTTACGGGCTTGTTTTTCTTCCGCGTACTCTACGTTGTACTTCTTGCCGTTGAAGTCAAAGTTATACTTGGGATCAAGGGGGTTAGTACCTTTATCGTTTTTATATCTGTCACGGGCAGCGGCAAATTCTTTTTCAAACGGGGTTAGCTGTTTAGCCATGATATACTCCTAACAATTCCATGCCCGAAGGCTTTTGTTGATCCTGCTATTAGGGTCGCTGGCGGTTTTCTTACTCGTCAGCTTCTTCTTCATCCCAGACATCCGGGCACAGAAGGAATCCCTACGCGGGCCACCTTCCGGCTGCGGAGCTTTCAACCCCGGCTTACCGGGATTGGCTTTGTTATAAGACGCACGCCCCTTGGCGTTCAAACCGCCTTTGGGGTTCTTTCCTTCTTTACGAGTCCACGCGGGTGATTTAGCCATAAAACACCGTTATTGCAGTTGAAGCTGGAAGGACGATATATACCCCATTGACAAACAAAATGCCTTCACCGGGGATCAAAGTGGCAATAATTGCAGTATTAGTAGTTACATCTAACAACAGAGGAGTAGCGCCGCTATTGGTCGTGTTGTCGTAAAATGTAACTTGACCTGCCGTACCGCCCGGAGCCATCTGATAACCCTTTACGCGGCACCGCCCCGTAACTGCAATTCCAGTTCCGTTTAGATGCGCTGAATTAACATCAGTTTGCATTGGCATTTTAGAATCCTAGCTTAAAACAAAAGTCTAATTGCGGGGAACCGCCGCCACCACCGGGGGTAGTGTAATAGATCGATAACCGAACACAGTCTATGGAAACAGTAATGCTGCTGTCGTCTTCTAATCCATTTCCAATCCCAAGCACAACTTGGGTGGTGGATAAATTAGCGGCGCTCCAGTTTATCGCAGGTGACCACGTTGTATTGCCCAAATTATATACGGTAGAAATATTAGTGAGGCTGCAAAAACCGCTTGAAACAGGGTTGTAAGTAATCCCCCCAATAATCAACGATAGGTATATATTTCCTATCGACCCGGAAGTAGACTGCAAAGCAGTAATTGCGACGCCAGCGTTAGTAACTGTTGACGCAACATCCGTCACACCAAAAGATGAGGCGGTTAAAATTGGGCTTTCGTTATATATGTTAACACTCGCATATACCCCATCACATGCAACCGCGTTAGACGCTCCGCTCCATACCGCAGCGCCGCTGTTAGTGCCAACAACGGTAGCGGGTGAATATATGTGAACGCCGCTTGGCATAACTAGTAAATCGCCACCAAGTTTGTGGCGGTCGTGCTGGTGGCAAACACCTTGAGGACTTGGACGGGGACAACCCCGCCCGCCTGTACCCCTACGAAAGTAACGTCGTCCCCCTGCGCGGTCAGAACGCGCACGTTACCAGCAACCCCAACGTAAATGATCGATGGGTACGTCAACGGCACCGTATCGCTCGTCGTGACAGCCAATGCTCCCCCCGGATACCGGGGGAAGGTCGGGCTAGGGTTAGTTACCTTTGCCATTGGGGCTACCTATTAGGCAGAGGTGGGGAAGGAAGAACCGTCAGAGTTACGCACCATGTAAGCTATAACCAACGTCCCTGCGCCAGCAGTCATAGTTGCGCTAGTGTAAGTAATAGTCGCGTCAGTCGTACCCACGTTGTTAAACAACGCTGCACGCGCAGCAGTATCCGGGGTGATCGACAAAACGCCGTTAGTGCCCGTAGTAACGCTCAACTGCCCAATCTGGGTGCCGTTCAAAAGAATAGTAAACGTACCCGTCGTACCCGAAGTAAACGTAGTCGTTTGGATAAGCTGAGCAGCGGTAATAAGCGACCCCGCAGGGATAACAAACGCCGTGGATGCAGCGGCGTCACCAAAAGCAACGGTTTTGTTCTGGGCAACAATCGTGCAGCCAGTATTGCGGACTTGGCCCAACGTCGCGCTGGTGCCGGTGGTGTCTTTAACAGTGCCCAGAAGCCACGGGCCAAGGTGAGTAGCGAATGCCATTGAATTGTCCTCTCATGCGAGTTCAGTGCGACCATCTGCATGAAGTCAGCCGGGGCGGCTGTTGGTCACACCGGGAAGCCCCGGATTGAGAACTCATATAGCATAGAAAAAACCAAAAGAAAAGGGGCCGAAGCCCCTTTTCTCAAACCAAGTTAATTGGTTTTAGGTAGAACCGGGGGAACCCCAGATACCCAGCGGGTCAGACACGCCAAACGAATAACGCTCGCGGGCCTTATAGCGCACGTTGCCGGTGTCGAAGTCGCCGTCCATGCTGTTAGCCAGCGGAGCGCGGACGAAGTGCTTCAGACCATTTGGAACGTCGGTGGTCAGGAACCAACCGTTGGTGTCAGTCAGCCAGTGGTTGACCGTGTAGCCGCCCGGAATCGCACCGTTGTTCTTCAGAGCATTGATGTCGTTGTCGGTCGTACCAACACGCAGTTCCGTCTCAAGGAGGCGGGTCGCGACGAACATCAGGGCCGGAGGAATGATCAGTTTCTTCGGCTTCGCAGCAATCAGCAACGAGCGTTCGTCAGTCCAAGCAGCAATCTGAATAACCGCAGCTTCAAGCGACGTTTCGTTGAGGTCAGCACCGACCGAAGGACGGTTGCTGTTGGTGCCACCGGAAACCAGCGGGTGCGCGGTGCTGAAGAGCGCCTGACCATCGCCATAAGTAACGGCGGCGCTAAAACCCTGATTGAGGATGTAGGCAGCTTTCACCTGTTTGGTGTAAGCCATCGCACGGGCCAGCGCCTTGGTATAGCGGCTGGACAGCGAGTCGTAGAGGTTATCCTCGACAGCTTCTTCCGTGATCGAAAAGCCCAATGCAATCGTCTCGTGGTTGTAACGAGCAGTCCATGCTTCCTGCGCGTTGTCATACGCAATCGCCTGACCTTCGTTTTTCACCGGAGCGGCAGAGAAACCAGACAGCTTGGTTTCTTCTTCAAACGAACGCTCGGAGGTTTCTACTTCGTAGATTTCCTTGTGTTCTTCGCCATAACGGTTGTATTCCAGACCAAACAGGGCGTTCAGACCGGGGAGCAACTCTTTGAGTAATTGAGCGCGTGAAATTGCCATGAGTTACTCCTTAGACAATATTATAACGATGGACGTTGAAGTTGATCTTAACCAATACTTCGGGAGACTGAACCAACGCTACTGTACCTGCAACCTGAGTAGTAATCGCAGTTGTCGTAAAACTTTGAGAAGTAGCTGAAGAAACAGTCGTAGAGCCGGAAGTACAAGCGCCAACATACTGCAAAAAACCGCTAGCATCGACGTTAAAAATGTCCGTGCCACTTGGGATAACCTGACCCACAGTTAACCCGGAAACGGTAACAGAAGTAGCCGCCGCCGCACCGCCAGAAACGTAAGTGCAAGAAGTATTAATCTGCGAATCAGGGACAAGACCAATTACGCGGAAACCAGCATTAGCGGTATTAGCCGTCGCAGTAACCACACCATTTTTGGAGTTACCATTGGTAACCGCGCCGACAATAGTAGCGCCCGAGTTGCCAACGACGTTCTGACCAACCAGCAACGACGGCAAAGAGCCAATAGTTACTGCGTTAGCCGCAGTGGCGACCGAAGTACGGATAATAATATCCGGGTCATCAGCAATATAAGCCACTGCATCGCCCGTTGCCGTACTAGCCGGCCAATACTGAGAAAACAGTTTCTGTTTAGTCGTCGGGTTAGTGTAAGAACAGCCAAGAAACACGCCAACAATAGTATTGGTGGTGTTAACCGGAAGCGAGGAAATGTTAACGTACCCGGCGCTAAGAGTGACCGGATCTCCATAAAACAAACTCGTGCCGTAGGCGTACTGGATAGGGTACATACGGGTCGAACCCGCAAAAACCTGCCCACCGATCAAATTGACCGGTTTATAACCATACGGCGCATCAACAGTAGGATAAGCCATGTTTAACTCCTAAAATTATTTGGAGCCACTACCAAAGGTCACGGTACTCCGTTTTTCTTTGAATAGCGGCATACGCGGGTCATTCTCCCGCATGAAATTGTTGTCAACAGACGCCACCTGATCTTCTGTTTGTTTCCGATAGTGCGCGTCACGTTGCTGCGTAAACTCGACCGGGGTCTTACACAAGATAAGCCCGCCGGACTCAATAGCATCTTTGAACCGACTGTTTGGGTCGGACATGGAAAACGCCTCTGGATGTTCAGAGGCTTTGACGGGTTCCCAACCTTCTCGGAATTTGGACGAGATGTTGTTTACGTCAGGGGTGCCCAAGGTGCTGATGCGAATCCATCGGTAGGAATATCCCGGTTCCTGATTAACTTCAGGAAGCAGCGACGGCGGTGCCCAACTTTTGGGTCGGGAAGCGGCATCTCGGGTCTCCATGTCTCGCGGGGTTCTATTTTCAGCCATTGGCGTCACCATTCAATTTGATCATTTCACGGGCGTACTGTTCTGGGGTCAACCCAAGTTTTCTAGCTAGAGAAACCTGAGTCGAAGTCAGCACAACTTTGCGGGGGGCCGTGGAACGCTTAGCAGAAGCCACCACTGTTCCGGGTTTCTTCTTCTCAGCCTTACCTTCAAACTCTTCTGGGAATCTACGCCGTATCTCCTTGTCGATACGCGAATAGTATTCGTCAGAAGTGGGGTCTACGCCCTCACCAACCAAATCTTCGTGCAACCCAAATGCCATGCTTGTCATGACGCGGTTTTCACCAAACCAAGGATTCCGTTTCTGCCACGAAACCGCTTTCTGGTCGGGTTTTGGAACCTTGTCTTCGACAGGGGCAACAGACCATCCGTCCGCATTGGAACTATCTACTCCAGTTTTAGCGTCTTGTCTAGTATCTTCCTGATATTGAGGGCGATAATTTTCAACTTGCTGGAGCTTAAGCAGGGATTTCTGTAATTTTATTTGCGCTTCCGTTACGCGGTCGGAATCACCAGAATCGTATGCGTCTTTGTATTCCCGCTTGGCCGCTTCAAGTTCGCCTTCAAACGCCTGTTTGGCAGTGTCAACGTATACCTTTTCCCCTACGTTGAGATTCTTTTTGAGCGTCTTGTTCTCTTCAGCAAAACGGCGAAGTAGCCCCGCCGCTTCATCGCGTTCGCGCAGCGCAGCTTCTTTAGCACGGCGTTCGTCGTGCCAAACTTTTTTCAGTTGCTTGGCTTTTTCCTTAGAGAAATTCTCAAGCTCGTCATCAGCATCAAGTTCTTTAACGATGTCTTCCGGCATCGGCTCCCGGCCTCGGTCAGCCTCCGGGGTGTCGTCCTCAACTTCGATTTCAAAATCGTCTTCCAACTCGGCCACATTCTTGTCAGTTGCCATGATTTACTCCTTACGAACGACTAATGCCACGCGGGTCATCGACAACACCTTCGACGCTATCGTCGTTAATGATGCGAAACTGACGCCCGTGGATGTTCAAACGCGACCCAGAATTGGGCCGAACAAGCACAAAATCCCCTTCTTGGCAGTATGGGCCGGTCGGGAAGCGTGAGGTGTCGGAATAGCAATCCGGCCCCAACTTAACCACAAACAGCACCGTGGTCATCAACTCCTCGTCTTTGACCGTCTTCTCCGCTTTGAGGAGGCCGCTATCGAATTTTGCTTCGATCTCGGGGATCGCACACAGGATTTTGTAGCCTGTGGGAGTAGGCAGTTGTGTTGCCTGTTGCTCGTCACTCATTAATCATTCTCCAAGCTGTTATTAAGGTCTTCAACATAGCGTTTTACCGCCAACATCCCGTGCAAAATTCCGCAGATATATCTGTAATCTGCAAAATCTTTAGCTACACCACTGCCTAAATCCTCTTGGACATCGGCAAATCTTTCATTAATTTTTTCTAAAATCAGGTCAATTACGGTCATTATTTAGCTTCTTTCTCAGGGTTTTGAGCCTGTTGCTGTCTATTTAGATGTTTATCCGCTACTTCCATGCCAAATCTAGCGCCATCTTGCATCTGTTGAGCAGAAAGTTGCTTTTCTTTGAACATTTGCTCTTTGTCTTTAAGCGCTTGTTGTGAGTCTAACTTGCCCGCGTCGATCATCAACTTGGCTTTCTGAATCTCAATATCCGCTTGTTGCGCTTGCGCTTTAAGTTGGAGTTCTTGTTTCTTGAGGTCAAGTTCTTCGCGCTGAATGACGTTCAATGGATCTTGCTGTTCCTGCTGCTGTTGAGCCTGCTGCGCTTCCGCCATGTTCTTCTGCGACAACTGAGCGGCGGCTTGGGCCACTAGCTTTGACAACTGAACTTCAACATCCGGCGGCAACGGCTCATCCGGCGGTGGCAGAGACACGCCTAACTGTTCCTCAATCTGTTTGCGATACAGGAATCCAACATGCTCCGTCACATGCGCCATACCCGAAGCCATGATGGTTTGCGCTTGCGGATTGTTTTGCATTAATTCCGCAATCTTGGGGTCTTGCCCCATCGCCATATGCACAGCAATATGCGCTTCATGGTCTTGGTGCATAAACGCTTTAGCCGGCTTACCCGCAAGGATGTCCATATTTTCAGTGACAGGATCTTTGGGCTTCTGGTCTTCCGCAGTCGGGATAATCTTCCCAATGTTCCGCACGCCCAACACCTCAAGCATTTGCTTGTGAAGCTCAGGGAGGTCATAGATTTGGGGGGAATTCTGGGCAAGTTGCATCACCGCCTGCCACTGGGTCACTTTTTGCGCCATCGTCGAAGCGTTGGGGTCGGACACGGGGATAACATCTACCATGTCATAGTCGGCCTTCTTGGCCTTGCGGTCGCCTTCTTCTGGCTCGTAGTCGTACTCGTCAGGAGTGAAATCCCGGATGATGGAAGCCAATAGGCGAAGTTCGCGTTTCATCGCGTAATGCACGCGAGAGTGAACTGAAGACATCACCTTCAGACTGCGCTCAAGGATAGCCAGCGTGGTGCCTACCGGAGACTGCGCGGACATGTCCGAGGCGTTGAGGTCGGTGGTGCTGGCAAACTTCCGCCCTTCATCCACGATGTTCTGCATCAGTTGGAAGAGGACTTGTGACGGCTCCTTGTATGGGAGCGTCATGATGTTGTCCTTGATAGTACCCGACGCAACGTCTACGTCTCGGAATTCTCCGGGGGAGATGGGGGTATCATCTCCTTTGATCCTCATCCCTCGGGTCTTAAATCCGCCGGGGAGGTTAGATAATGTCCCAGCGTCCACAAGCTGGCGAATGAGCGACGTACCAGACTTGGCAAAACTACCCAGAAGGTGAACCAAACCAAAAGCATAAAAGCCAAAACCGGGAATATAGGGATAATGAACAAAGTGCTCGCGCTTAAGTTTCTTCTCATCATCGGGTGCCCAGTTGCGGTAAATAGCTAGGACGGTTTGGGTGGACTTCTCAATAGTCACGACATAAGGCAGCGCAATACCGCCCATCTCCATCTCTTCGTTGTCGGCTTCGGGGTCGGTCTCGTCGTACTCGGACAAGTCAAGGTCAACGTGCATCTCAAGAATTTTAAACCGGTCGTCAGAGGTGGCACTGAAGCCCATGTTCTCTGCAATCTTTTTCTCGACTTCGTCAAGGTTGCCCTTGGTCGGCTCACCGAGATCAACATCCCGGTAGAACCCGCTGGCTTGCAGCTTGATGACCTCGTTCTTGGATTTCCGCATCACATGGGTGACGCGCTCGGCAGTGTCGAGGTTGGACGCACCATAAGGCACGATGAGGTCTTCAGCGGGGACGTACAAGGAAATCTGCCGCCCGATTGCTGGGTCGTAGTACACCTTCTTGAACGCATTACCGCTCAAGCCCAGACCCCACAACATCCGCTCATGCTCGGGGCGATATTCAGTCATTACTTCCGTCAACTGGAAGTTCATATCCGCCGCCACATTGACCGACGCCTGCTTCTTCTCAGGAGTTTCTTTACCGATGATGGTCGTCTTCACCGGCCCACTCGGCGGGAACGTCTCCATGATGGTCTCGGCTTGGAACTTGACTAGGGCTTCAGACAGCAGGGGGTGGAACACGCCGCACGCGCCATTCCACGGCTCAGTCCGCTGCTCAATTTTTAATCCAAGCAGTTCAAGCCCGTCGATGTAGGTTTGCAGCCAGTCCTTGCGCGACGCAGTGTCGCCATCAAAAGAGTCCAGCAGATCACCGGCAATGGTGGAGAGGGTCTTATCGTCGAAATCTTCGGCTAAATTCCGGTAAAAGTCTTCAACTTCGGGGTCTTCCTCATCGATGATGGGTTCTCCAAGAAGCTCCGCAAGGGCAAACTCGGCACCGGAGGGAGCGGTGGTGTCTTCTCCCGGCAGGGTGGAACCGTCGTCTACAATCTCAACTTGAATGTCTTCGTCGCCCATTTTGTCTTCCTTTTAGCACAATCGTGCTAATTAATAGTACGGTTTCCGATTCGGGTTGCGGTAACGCAACGGAATATCCCCATCTGGCTCGTCCAACGTCGTGCGGATATACCCGCCCTGACGGAACCGCATCATCGCCATCGACACCGAGTCAACGTAGTCGTCGTGGTCACCCGCAGGGAATGACGCCACTTCCTCAACTACTTCCTCTGCCCACCGTGTCTCAGGCACCCATACTCTACCAGATGCAAATATATCGGATACCGCATTTAACCGTGATATTTTATCATTACCCTTAGTCGGGGTGAATTCTTGCACAGGGATGCCCATCGCACGAAGTTCATAAATTAATGGGGCACCTGACGCTTTCTTTTCAATAATAACCCCATCAGGCTCCCACGACCGATACTGCTCTATCACTACCCGCTTTAACTCAGGGAACTCCATCCGGTCTCGGAACGCATTGAGCAGGATAATGTGTGCCTGCGGCTTGCCCCGGTCGGTTTTATGCACTTCCCAGTCAGTGCCATCGTCGTCTCGATAAAACACGCCCCAAACAGTGCAAGCGGAATAGTCTGCACGATTATGTTTCTCAAATGCCGTATCCCATGACATAAGAATAAATTCACACTGCGGGGGGTCTTCCCTTTCCCACACTTGCCACCACTCACGCTTGACGATAGCACTTGCTTCAGACGTTGGGTCTTGCATGTACTGCGCCATCCACTTGGCGTGGGGCAACTCGTTCCGCAATACTTCCAATTCTTCCAGCGGCCAGAACTCGGGCCATAGTGGGTTGCCGCTAGGCATAATCGCCGGGAAGTCGATGACTTCCCATTCTTCGCCATCCCGCAGTGCAGCAGCTTTTAATACTTGAGCGGTCAAATCCCGCTTAGACCAGCGGGTCATCACGACAACAATGGCACCTCCCGGTTGGAGTCGCTGTCTTGGGCCTGAGGTGTACCACTCATACGTCTTGTCGTAGACCTCGGGGTTGGTTTCAGCAATAGTGGCTTCCTGTTCCGAGTGCGGATCGTCGATAATCAGCAGATCAGCACCCTTCCCAGTGACTGCACCTCCGACACCGATAGCGAAATAGTCGCCACCTTTACTGGTATTCCATCTTCCCGCTGCTTTTGAGTCTACTTGCAGCACTGTTTCGGGGAAAATTGACCTGTAGTTGTCTTCGTCTACTAAATTTCGGACTTTTCGCCCAAAATTTACTGCCAATTCGGCAGTATGAGACGTTTGGATGACTTTTTTCTCGGGAAATTTGCCCAAAAACCATGCCGGAAGAAGATATGAGGCAAATTCGGACTTCGTATGCCGGGGTGGCATATTGATAATCAGGCGTTTTGTGATCCCCGCAGCTACTTTCTCAAATGCACGGGCCATAATCTTGTGATGTCTGCCAGAAATGAACCCCGGCCACATGCGCTGCACGAAAGGAATGAACTCATCCCGACAACGTTCTCTGCGTTTTATTTCCTCTAACCTTTCAAGGTCAAGGAGTAACGACCTTTTTTCTGTTTCCGGCAGCGTTGGCAGCACGGATAGGAGCGCCTTTATGGCCGCAGGGGAAATGTTGAGGTCGTTAAACATTAAAGATCGTGTTCCTCGACTTCATATTCCTCTTCGTCAAGATACTCGCCAGCAACTTCTTCAAACTCAGCATCTGAGATCAAAGCGTCTTTATCTACGCCAAGGATCGTACCAATTTTGGCACGAATCATATCTTCCAAATCACCCGACGCAGTATGCGTAATCTTAACTTCGCTCTTTTCGACAAAAAGACTTACGTCAGAAATCTTGCCTAGTAACTCCAAGGCTTTTAGTTCGTCGCGGGCAACCCCCGATTTTGAAATTTCTAAAAGCCTATTTGTAATATAAATACGAAGCTGGTTTGCATCTTGGATAATTTGTTTGTCGTATTCTGACAATATAGCGGCAAGACGCACAGCCGTATCGGGGGAGTAAATACCCGATGGAACTACCGGCAGGGAAACTTTTTTAGGGCGTCCTTTTTGAACGGGGACGGTGGCACTCATAGGGGTTTGGGCCTTGAGAATAAATTTGAGGGGAGGATACAACTGGGATTGATACAAGTCAAAGCTCTTCATCGTCCCCAAGGCCAGATTTTAGCTTTATCTGCATGTGCTCCAGTACGTCTTTTATTACCTTTTTGCTTTCTATTTTGTTCATAAATGGCACAGGCATTCCCAACTCTAAAAGATACAGAGCCGTCCTAGCCGCTATTCTAGCAGCGTATTCTACGTCTGTTTTTAAAAGTTTATTTTCAGCAGCTTGTTGTAGATCAAGTTTATATTCTTCTAGTGTTGGAAGTGGACTAAAGTTTATTTTCATAAAATATAGGGGTGGGGGGTTGGAATTTAGAAAGCATACCGGGGGGGTTTCCTAATAGGCAACTGTTAAGGGGGTGGGTTTTGAAAATTTAAATTTGAGATTTGGTTGTGCAGATTATTAATACATAGAGTCGCAGGAGTCCCAAACACAGTTTAGGGGGTGGGGGCACGCATTTGCGCCCCCGGCGGGATGTGACGGTTTCCAACGGTTAATTGACTTTTCCGACGGAATATGGTTCAATGGATTCACGTTGCAGCCACGGGGCGGCAACAAGAAGAGGCTGGTTCCTCTTCTGGGCATAGCCCAAGCTCTTTAACAATTCGGACGCACTCCTTTGGTATGCAGGGCAAGCTCCGCATATCGACCGGGCACCGGGCGGTGTCTGGGATAGGTGGGGAAACCCAGTATGCCAAAGGAGGCACACTATGAGCGAGAACGCTCAACAGGCGGACGGGAGCCTTGATCCCGTAGTGGTGACGCATCAGGGTTGGATTCTCGACCCGGATGCGGTGGAGAAAGCGGTCGGGCTTTTGGACGGCTTCGACAATCAGCTTACGGGTTTGCTGGCTTACGCTGGCGGCTTCTTCACGCTGATGGACGAGTCGAACATGAAGACTCCCGACATGCGGTGGGCCTTCCGCAACAAAGTCTGCGAAGACTATGCGGAAAAGCGCAAAGTGAAGTTTGAATCAGCGGAAACCGCGTGGAACAAGCTGATGAAATTCATCACGGCGCAGCCCCAGTGGGCGGCTTTTGTGGAGCCCACTAAGCCGCTTTCGCAGACGCCGGATGCCGTCAAAAAGCGGGCGACCCGTGCAAACGCGGAAGCCAAGCCGAAAGACCCTGAGGTTGAGGCAGCGGAGGCGGTGGCGAAGGCCGCACGGGAGAAGGCGAAGGCGAAGGAAGCCGAAGGCAAGGCGAAGGTGAAAGCTGCGAAGGAGAAGATTAACGCGGTAATCGCGAAGATTTCTCACAGCGCGGAATTCATGGAGTCCATGCTGGGAGCGGTGCAATCCCGCTACCGCGAACTCCTCGCCCCGGCAAAGGCGGAAGCCAAGCCGGAAGCGGAAGCCAAG